CTCGCCCTCGCCGCCGCCGGCGTGCTCGACCTCAACACCATCCCGCTCGAGGCCGCATTCGCCGCCTCCCCCGCCGTAGTCAGCGCACTCCTCGAGGTCAAGTGGACCGCCACCGGCGAAGCCACCCGCACCGCCACGCTTCCGGTGGAGATACAGAACTCCGTCATTATCGGCACCGAGGCCACGCCCATCGCCATGCCCGACGGCAAAGCGACTCAACTGCAAGCCGAGGCAGGCACCGACAACTCCGCCTGGATGACCCCGCTTCGGACCGCGCAGGCCATTCTTCGCCTCGCCGCCACTTCCTGGGGGTCGATCACCGGCAAGCCGACCGACTTTCCAGCCTCTCCGCACACGCACCCCGCCGCACAGATCACCGATTTTGCCGCCGCCGTGGTCGCCGTAGCGCCCCCCGTCGCCTGGTCAAACTTGACTGGCAAGCCAGCCACATTTCCCGCCACCGCCCACACGCACCCCGCCACCGACATTACCGGCCTATCCGCTTTTATCGTCGCATCGGCCCCCGGCCTTCAGATCAACACAACCGTCCGAGTCGGCAACGGCACCAGCGTCACATTCCTCATCGACGGCCTCGTCAGCTCTGACCCCGAGCATGTCCTCGTCGCCCTCAATGGCGTCACCCAGACCCCCGTCACCGACTACACGGTCAGCGAGGCAGCCGGGACGATTACCTTCGACGCCGCTCCCGCAGTCGGCACACAGATCGCCGCCACCGCCCTCGGCCTCCGCAGCGTCCAGCCGCCCATCGATCCGACCCTTTACCTCTTCGCATTCGCCACCAGCACGGACGGACTCACGACCTACAGCGGTCGCCTCCTCAATGCCGACCGCCCCGCCTTGCCAGCCCTGCCAGAGACCGCGACATCGTGGACCGTCCGCCGCTCCACGACCGACGCCGCCGGGCGCGTCCTCGCAGTCGCCACCGCCACCGGATCGTGGCTCAACCGGGAGACTCTCGCTTACTAATGACAACGATCACCGAGAGCAATCTAACCCAAACGCTCGACCTCTCCTCGTTCGACCTCACGCTGCCAGGCATCGTCGTCGAGTATCCAACCCGCTCCAATTTTCCCAGCACCGGCAAATCCGACCGCTTCTACATGGCCCTCGACGAAGGCATGCCCTACCGCTGGAGCCCTACCGCATCCGCCTACGCCCTTATGATCCCGATCATCGATTGCGGCAGTTTTTGACAATCTCCCTACCACGAACACCCAACCAAAACCAACAAACACCCTAATTAGCCATGCCTAATCCAATCATCAAAATCAAACGCGGTTCCGGTAGTCCGGTCTCGCTTCAAGTCGGGGAAGTCGCCTTCGACAGCACAAACAAGTCACTTTTCGTCGGAACAGCCGAAGGCGTTTTGCCAATCGGTGGCGAGCACATCTTCGCAAAGAAGACCTTCGTCAATGACGCCGTAGCAGCAGAAGCAGCGCTTCGCAGCTCAGGCGACTCGACACTCACCAGCAGCGTCAATTCCGAGATCAGCCGCGCTCAGGCCGCCGAAGGCGTTGTAGCCGCGAACCTCGCAACTGAGATCAGCGACCGCGCCGCAGCGATAAGCTCAGAAGCCTCCACTCGCTCCAGCGCAGACACAACCCTCGACGGCAAGATCACCACTGAAAAAGGCCGTATCGACGCGATCCTCTCCGCAGCAGGCGCAAACTCCGACACATTCGCCGAAATCGTCACCTTGATCAACAGCGTGGATGCCACGAACGACTCAGCCTTCGCCGGTTATGTTTCCAGCAACAACGCAGCCCTCGCAGCCGAAGTCTCGAACCGCACCAGTGCAGACACAGCCCTCGGTGGCCGCATCGACACCGTTGAGTCCGCCGCGACAGCACTCGCTACCCGCGTCACAGCAGCAGAGGCCGACATCAACACCGAAGAGTCCGCACGCGCAGCCGCCGACACGACCCTTCAGTCGAACATCACCGCCGAGGCGAGCACACGCTCCAGCGCTGACACAACGCTTCAAAGCAACATCACCGCTGAAGCGACAACCCGCGCCAGCGCTGACACCAGCCTACAGACCAACATCACAAGTGAGGCAACAGCCCGCGCAAGTGCAGACGACGCACTCGACGCACGCATCGACGCCCTCGAGGCCAGCATCGACGGCGGCACCTACTAACCAACCAACCAACCCCGGCGGGGCGCTCCATAGCGCCTCGCCACGCGGGGGTCTCCACCGCGAAATAAAACTGCCCTATGGCCACACAAATCATTCCCAAAAAATCCTCCGTCCTTGGCAAGATCCCACTCACTGGCGATCTCGCAGTCGGAGAACTAGTGCAAAACCTCGCCGACCATTGCCTGTACAGCAAAGACGCAAGCGGCAATGTCTTCCGCATCGGCACTCGTCCGGTGCCCGATAAAGTCGAAGTCTTCGACATTATCGGAGCCAACCTTTTCTACGGCAAACTCGCCTACGCCGACTTCCCAAACAACGGGTCCATCTACGACAGCGCCCTCTGGGACGTCTCCCGCACCACCACCGACGCCAACGGCAACGTCACCGCCGAAGCCAGCGCCACCGGCGCGTGGTCGAACAAGCAGAACCTGACCTTCGCATGATTACGCCACTCTACGGCCAACTCTCCCCCCTCCGCGTGCCGACGATTTTAGCACCAGACCCTGATGCGTTGGCGTATATCGCCGCCGTCGAAACCGCAGACGGCGCGACTCTTGAGGACGGGGTAAAGAGCGCAATCAACAATTTTGTGGCAGGATGCAAATCGGACGGCATCTGGAGCGCAATCAAAAGCTCATGTATTCTCGCGGGCGCACGCACTCTCAACGGTGCGCTTGTGCCGCTGGCTGGAACTACACCGACAAATTTCAACTTTGTTTCTGCGGATTATAATCGGGAAACTGGCCTGATTGGAAATGGGTCTACAAAATATCTCAATAGCAATCGAGCCGCTGATGCAGATCCCCAAAATAATGCCAGCGTAGCTATATGGGTATCAACGCCCGCGACAGCTATAAATCTTTATTATATGGGCGCGATTAAAACAACGCCAACTCCACTTGTTGTCACCGCGATCGCAACAAATGTGGCATTTAGCATCCGAAGTGGAGGTAATCTCTCCGTTTCAAACAGGGTTGGAACAGGACTTGCTGGCATTTCAAGGACGGCAAGCAATAGCTTTAACTACAGATGGGCTGGAGCGACTGGAACCAGTACAAACGCACCAACAGGAACATATAACGGCAACATTTTTGTTTTTGGAATAAATTCCAATGGCGCAATTGCTAGCCGCTCAAATGGCCGTCTTGCTTTTTACTCCATCGGCGAATCCCTCAACCTTGCCCTCCTCGACACTCGCGTGTCCAACCTCATGACCGCACTCGCCGTCGCCATACCATGACACTCGCAGACCTTATCCAGCAACCCGTAAGCTACGAAGCCGCGAAAACCCTCGCGCTCGTCTTCTCGCCCGAACTCGCCGAGCAACTCGCAGCAGTCCAATCCGAGTATGGCAACCCCCGGCATGTTGCCAGCCCTGTCGATCTTGTTGATGGCCGCAAAATGCTGTGCGCAGACCTCCTTACAGAAATCGGCCCCAGCGGGCTTTACTCTGGCGGCTTCGCGCATCTTCCCGCCGAGCTTTTCCCGCTCGTCGAAGTCCTCCCCATGTCCCAAGTCCTCCCGCTCCTGTCCCAACCCGAAGAAGAAATCTAACCCACACCACCACCCATGCTCGAACAAGTCTCCACCTCCGTAAAGTTCCTGGCTTTTTTTACCGCCAGCAAAACCGGCAAAACCGGCCTCACCGTCACCATCGACATATACGATCCATCCGGTTCGCAGATCGTCACCGGCGGCAGCGCAACTGCCATTGGAGGCGGGCTGTATAGCTACACGCTCTCGACCAACAACAGCGCCGAAGGAGAGTATGCCGCCATCTTCAAAACCACCGACAGCACGGTTGATTCTCAGCACATCCCCAGCCTTTGGATTCTTGGGCGTGCTGGAGTTGAAAATCTCGACGCCGCCACCAGCACACGCCTGCCATCCAGCAGCTACACCGCCCCAGCGAACTCGGACATCTCGGCCATCAAAGCGAAAACCGATGCACTGCCGAGCGATCCGGCAGACCAAAGCCTCGTCGAAGCCGCCATTGCCGCGCTCTCGATCCCAACCGTGTCCCAGATCCGCACCGAGTTGGACAGCAACAGCACCAAGCTCGCCAATCTCGACACAACGGTATCAAGCCGCCTCGCCAGCTCGGCATACAGCGCCGCGCCGACAACAGCACAGATCGCAACTGCCGTCGAAGGCTCGCTCCTCAACGAGGCGGATGGCCAAGCCGTCCTCAACGCCATCGTTGGGGCAATCGGAAACACCAACCTCAGCGAAGTCTCTATCGTCGCCGCAGTACGCGCCGACCTCGAGCGCGTCGGTGGAAAAATCGACAGCATCCCAGCCGCACCGACAGCAGCCGCCAACGCGACAGCCGTGTGGAGCGCAGCAACGAAGGAAATCACCGGCGGAACGGTAACGACGCTCACAAACTCGCCATCTGTGCCTTCCGCCGCTTCGATAGCCTCGGCCACAAGATCTGAGCTCGCCGTGGAGCTTGCTCGCGTGGACGTAGCGACAAGCACACGCCTCGCCAGCAGCGCCTACACCGCGCCAGCGAACAGCGATGTCGCCGCCATAAAAGCCAAAACGGATCTGCTCAACACGGACCGCCTCGC